GACAAATCAAACGCAGCAGGCACAGGTACTGCCGCAGCTACCACTAAAGCTAATGCCGGAAAGGCATTTAAACTAACAAGCCAAAAAGATCTAGTAGATATGTTTGGTGTACCGTTTTTCGAGAAGACAGCTTCCGCAAATCCAGTACATGGTGGCGAAAGAAACGAATATGGACTTTTAGCAGCCTACAGCTTGCTAGGAGTCAGCAACGCAGCATTCTTAGTACGTGCTGACGTTGACTTGAATCAACTAGAAGGTTCAGCAGACGCCCCGGGAGCAATGCCAGACAACGGCGCATGGTGGGTCAACACACAAGATACAGCTTTCGGTATTCAAGAATGGAATGGCGCAGCAGTTAGTACAACTGGCGGTCAGAAATTTGCCAGCAAAGATCCAATGGTATTAACAGATGACGACGAAGCAAAAGTATTAAATGGTGCACCAAGAACTTCAGTTGGTTCTATCGGCGATTACGCTGTGGTATTCCAAACTGTAAAAGGTACAGGTTCATTTACAGCTAGCAGAGAAAATGTAAAGATCTACTTGAAATCAGCAGGCAATACACAAGCTGGTGTAGCAGTTGGTCAGTGGGTGTTAGTTGGTTCTAATGATTGGGCAGCAAGCCTCCCAACAGTAGTAAGTAACACTATTTCTGCATCAACATTAACTGCAGGTAACTTTACTATTAATGGTACACAGATCACTATCAGTGGTGGACAATCATTAACAAACCTAGTATCTACAATCAACGGACTAGGATTAACTGGTGTTACAGCTCGTGCAGTAAGCAGCAAGTTATATCTATATACAAACGGTTCAAACGATTTTGGTACATCACAAGGTGGCCCAGGGGATTCAACAAAGAGCAATGCTATTGTTATTGCAGCAGGTACAGCAGACTTTACACAGTTAGGTCTAACAGCAGGTACATTCTACGGCCCAACAATCCAAATGACTCCACACACTCAAGTTCCAGAGTGGAAGTCAACAGATACAAATCCACGTCCAACAGGTTCTGTATGGGTTAAGACCACCGAACCAAACAACGGAGCACGTTGGAGAGTTAAGTACTGGCAGAGTTCTACAGAATCATGGGTAGCTGAAGAAGCTCCTATCTATGCTACAACTACTGCTGCTTTGTATTATCTAGATCGTTCAGGTGGCGGATTAAATCTACCAGTGAACACATTAACTGTTCAATCAAACGCTGACGAAGAATCAGGATACGATCTAAGCCCAGCAACTGCATCATTTAGAATGTGGCGCAGAGCAGCAACTGGTAACACTTCAGTTACTTCAGCTGCAATCGCAACAGGTACATTAGGTTCTACTGGTGCAAAGACATTTACAATGGCTGAATCAATCAAAGGTCAAATCACCCTTGATACAGCAAAAACAATCAGCTTTACCGCAGCTAACTCATCAGCTGATTCACTAACTATTGCAGCAGCTATCAACGCAGCAGGTTTTGCAAACGTAGAAGCATCTGTAAGTGATGCCAATGAGCTAGTAGTTTATCACAAACTAGGCGGTGATATTAGATTTACAGACGGCACTGGTACTCCATTAGCAAGTTTGTTTACTCCATTTAACCTTGATACTTCTGTAGGAACTGCAAACTTCTATTCGTTGCCAACAGCAGCAACTGAAGATTATATTGCTTCTAACTGGCAACCATTCTGCGTAGCTGGTTTCAAAGCAACTGGTAATGAGCCATTAAATGAGCCACAAGACGGTCAACTATGGTACAATCCAGAGTTCAGCGAAGTGGACATCATGATCCACAACGGTACAACTTGGAAAGGTTACAAGAACTTCAGCTCAGCTTACGCACAAACAGATCCAAATGGTCCTCAAGTAACTGCTACTAAGCCAACTACACAAAGCGATGGCACAGCATTAGTTGAAGGTGACTTGTGGATTAGCACAGCACCTTTGGAAGATTTCCCAACTATCTATCGTTGGAGTGCAACTAACCTAGCATGGACACAGATCGACAAGACTGACCAAGTAACAGAAGAAGGTATTCTTTTTGCTGATGCACGTTATGGCGCAGCAGGTGCAACTGGTAACACAGCAGCATCTATTAAAGATCTATTAAGCAGCGACTTCTTAGACTTCGATGCTCCAGATCCTGCACTATATCCAAAAGGCATGTTGCTATGGAACTTACGTAGAAGCGGTGGTAACGTAAAACGTTACAACAACAACTATATTAATACATCAGACGACAACCCACGTATGGCTAATGCAAGCATGAGTGCTTATGCAACTGACCGTTGGACTACAGCTTCACCAAACAACGAAGATGGTTCAGGTACATTCGGTCGTCACGCTCAACGTGCTGTTATTGTAGCAGCAATGAAGAGTGTTGTTGATACAAGTGCTGAAATCCGTGATGAAGAAAGACGTAACTTTAACTTGATTGCTTGCCCAGGATACCCTGAGCTAATGAGCAACCTAGTTAACTTGAACATTGATCGTGGCTTAACAGCATTCGTAGTTGGTGACACACCATTCCGCTTGCCAGCAGATGCTACATCACTAACTAACTGGGGTACAAATGCTAACCTAGTTACTGACAACGGTGATAACGGTATTGTTACATATGACGAATACATGGCTGTGTTCTATCCAAATGGATTTACCACAGACCTAGGCGGTACAAACGCAGTTGTTCCAGCTTCACACATGATGTTGAAAACAATCGCATTGAGCGACAATGTTTCTTACCCATGGTTTGCTCCAGCAGGTACAAGACGCGGTGGCATTACTAACGCAACAGCAGTTGGTTACTTAGATTCCACAAGCGGTGAGTTCCAAACTGTTGCATTAAACAACGGACAACGCGACACATTGTATGATCTAAAGATTAATCCAATCACATTCTTTAACGGTGTTGGTTTAGTTAACTATGGTCAAAAGACTCGTGCAAGAAACGCAAGTGCATTAGATAGAATCAACGTAGCACGTTTGGTAGTTTACTTACGTAGCCAGTTGAACAAGCTAGCTCGTCCATATGTGTTTGAACCAAATGATAAGATCACACGTGATGAGGTCAAGCAGGCAGTAGAGAGCTTGTTATTAGAACTAGTAGGTCTAAGAGCACTTTATGACTTTGCTGTAGTTTGTGATGAAACAAACAACACAAACAGCAGAATCGATCGTAATGAGCTGTGGGTAGACGTTGCTATTGAACCAGTTAAGGCTATTGAATTCATCTACATTCCACTACGTGTTAAAAATACAGGAGAGATTTAAAAATGGCTATTACCTCGTTAAATAACTTTACAGTACCGACAGCCAACGGCCAACAAGTATTGTTGATGCCAAAGCTAAAGTATCGCTTTAGAGTGACACTTATTAACTTTGGTGTTGCAGCAGCAACAGAACTTACTAAACAAGTTTCTGATGTTACTAGACCTAAAGTTTCATTTGAAGAAATGACTTTAGATATCTATAACAGCAAAGTATACCTAGCTGGTAAGCCAAGCTTCGAAGCTATTACACTAACATTGCGTGATGACGCAAGTGGTGAAGTGCAGAAGCTAGTTGGTCAACAAATCCAGAAACAGTTCGACTTCATGGAACAGGCTTCTGCACGTTCAGGTATCGATTACAAGTTTACAACACGTATCGAAGTACTAGACGGTGGCAACGCTGCTCTAGCTCCAAACGTTCTTGAAACAATCAACTGCTATGGTTGCTTTGTACAGAACGCTGACTACGGTGATTTGAACTACGGTACAAACGAAGCAGCAACAGTTGCATTAACAATCCGCTTTGATAATATGGAACAGTGGGCAGCAGGTGCTTCCACAACAAGTATTGCAGGTGGTATTGGTGCAGCAGTAGGCCGTACACTTGGTACAACTGTAACAGGTGCTGGTACACAAACAGCTTAATCAATAAGCAAACATCAAGAAAGCCCGAGTTTTACTCGGGTTTTTTTGTGACATAAATATTAGTATGGCCAACTTCTTTACTCGATTTTTAAATGGTGCTGTCAATGGGTTAACACAACCCAAGGGCATTGTCGCCAACTGGCAACATGCTACTCGCATGTTTGTCGATGATACATTTAGACTTGCACCAAGATCTAAGTTTCTTTTCTACGTGAGATTTGAAATAGATCCTGCGGCAATACAATCAGCAGAATGGCAACAGAAGCACAAAGACGAAGTTGGTATGTTGGTTAAGTCTGCAGACCTTCCTAAGTTTAGTTTTGAAAGTGTTGTAAAAAATCAATACAACAGAAAAAAGTTATTATATAAATCGATCAAATATGATGATGTTAGCATTACCATGCATGACGATAGTGCTGGGATTGTTAACGCGATGTGGGCTCTTTATTATGGCTATTATGTTTCTGATAGACATGTTCCTACAACTGGATACGAAGCAAATCATTTAAGACCTACCAACACTGATAAAGATTTATTTAGATATGGTTTAGACAATAATAAGTCTGTTGATTTTTTTAAATCGATATCGATTTATACAATGAGCCGTAGAAGATTCTTGGGATATACATTGATAAATCCTAGAATCAAATCATGGCAACACGGTTCAGTTGCCTATGCCGAAGGTGACTTTATCGAAAGTACAATGAGTTTAGAATATGAATCAGTTCAATATTCTGCAGGCAATGTAAGAATCAATAGTCCAAAAGGATTTGCCACTTTACATTATGATACAGTACCTAGTCCTTTGAGTGTTGCTGGCGGCGGAGTTGCTACACTAACTGGCGACGGTGGTGTGCTAGATGGTCTAGAACAAATCTTTGGTGATGTTGGGTCTGGAGCAACATTTGGCAGCTTTGGTGGATTCCTTGGTACTGCTATCAAGACCATTAATACCTATAAGAACTTTAAAGGCCTAACCAAAGATCAGTTAAAGAACGAAGCAGTTAATATTTTAAGTAATCCTGCAAATATTTCAGGAGCTATCTCTACAGTGGGCGGTATAGTAGGAGCAGTCTTTCCTAAGAGTCAAACGAATCAAGAATCGACCCCTGCAAATCAAAAAACAATGCTAGGATAATCTATGGCAACGAATCTTCCCATAACCGAAAAAGCAGACAGTGGCGCAGCAACAAAGCTATTCTTTGATAGTTATGGATCAGCACCACTAGAATTCAATGCCAATGATTATAATTTTACAGTCAGTTTCTTTGAAAAGAAAGGATTTGACAAAGATGCTGCGTTAGTAGTTACAGCCACATTATTGAAACAGGCAAAGATAGACGGAACTCCTGTAGCTCAAATACTTGACACATTAAAAGATTTCACAGGCATGCAGATGAGCCAACTTGTAGGAGAGATTTTAAACAACAATAGAACTCCTACTTCTACATTAGGCTTTAGAACTACTAATATAGTAACCAATCAAAGTAGACACGTTGCTCCATAATGCCTAATTTTGCACAAGGTCGATTTGATATGAAAAACCCTGACAA